AAGCACCTGCACCAAAGGAAACAACAATGTTGAATGCTGGAGATGTGGCTGTTCCACCAGTTGGGTATGTCTGAGCGGATCCAGCTAGAGTTGCTGAACCAGCAAGACCATTGTAACCCGTACCTGGGTATACCATTGTAATACCAACTACAGAACCAGAAGTGTTTCTAGTAATGTTGAATGTTGGGAACGTGGTAAACTGAGCTGTACCAGATGCAGTTCCCTGCACTGGAGTAACTGTTGTACCCTGGAATACAGAACTTGTTGAACCTGTTGATGCAATTACAAATGAGTTTGCATCTACAGAATCTGCACCAGTGTAGTTAAGTACTGATGGATATCCTGCTGAAGCATTTGTCTGATCCCAAACAACTTGGTTTTCATTCTGACCAAATGCTAACTGAATGTTTTCAAGTGTTCCTTCTGTAAGTTCTGTAGTTAACATAACCTTTAGGGTTGACTTGAATAGACGAGCTGCGTCAAGCAACTGGTCTACCATAACATCATTGTAACCTGGTTCGTATGAAACCTCAAGACCGTTATTGGTGTAACCAACGTCTCTCCAGCTTGCATTCTGACCTAACAAGTATGTCTTAGCACTCTGGGTCTTTGACCAGTTGATATCACCCCTAGCCGAAGCTAAACCTGCATACTGACCAGAAGCTGAGGCTACTGTTGTTGCTGGCTTTGTTACTGGACGGTTAATTCCAGTTCCACGAGATACGAAAATCTGAGCGGCACCGACTAAAATATTTTTTACGTCTGCCATAATTTATTTTTTCACCTACTTTCTTTTTAAAGTATTTGGCGAACTTGCTTCCTCATTTAAATAATACCACATCTAGTTTATAAGACAAATTTATTAAAATCTACCATTTGTGTCTGTTTTTCTTGCGTAAGATACACCAATGTCTGCCTCGGCTATCATAAACCCACCTTCATTTTGAAAATGTTGTGGAGATACTATTCCATCTACATAAATGTAGTGGAAGTCAAACACACTGCTTTCTCCGTAATAGGCATCTATTTCTTTTGCTACTGTATCAAAACGGCGGAATGTGTCATTTATAAAATTTAATATTTTGTTAAGTTGGTCATAGTTTTGAGAAAGAATTGTGTATGTTACATTTTCTTCGGTTACATACCAATATTGACCACTTGGCTTTACCACATAATCATATACAATATAAGGTTTTCCTGGAATAAGATTGTTGAATTCAGGTATCTGTTGAGCAGGTATAATTGGTACTACATAGGATGATAAGTTATCAACATAATAATCGCTTTTATTAAAAAGCCCCGCATCTTGTAATTTTTGCCATAAATAGGCGTTTAAATCGTATACCGCAAGCTTGCTGTAATCTGCTGTCATAATTCAATAACTCCTTGTGCATATTTTTCTGTTACTACTCTAATAGCTTCTCTGACGGCTGGAGCACTTACTTTAGCATTGTTCATTGTTCTTGCTATTTCTTTGCCCATATTTTGAAAAAGATTAGATTGCGTAACTACTGTGTCTACCTTAGTAGCATACCACGTTTCAACAAATCTATCAAAAGATCCTGTTGCTGCCTTACCGCCTGGATTTCTAATAACTACATTAGTTCTTGGTGGAAGAAATGTAATATTAGAATCTTTTGATAAAAATGCAATATACCCCTTAGTACTAAAAGAAACGGGCTTTCCAGACTCCATAACTTCTGCTTTATTCGCAAATACATTTCTAGTTTTTACAGATTTTCCTTTTGCTCCAGGCTGTAATAACTGAGGGGGAATTGGAACAAACTTAGAAGACTTCTTGTATTTAATGTTAACAATCATTACTCCGTTTAAGACTCTTTCCCTTCTTATGATAAACAGCTTTTTTTCTGGCTTCCCATTGCCCTCCCACTCAAACATATGAGAATATTTTTGTGGGGAAATGTTTGCTCTTTTGCTAAAATCAACTATCATTCTTTTTGAAGTTATTGTAAATACAGCTTTGGCAACTTGAGTTTTTGTTCTTGGGGAAGAAACTTCTTCTACGGCAAGAACTTTATCATTTAGTGTTTCCCACAGGGAATCTAGGTTTTCAAACTGCAGTTGAATCATTTTGAATTGGAACCCTTCTGATATTTACAGAATAATGACTTACTCTTCCAAAAGGATCTAATACTGGATGAGAAGAAACAACATCAAAAATCATGTCGTCTTGAGAAATCTTTTGCACCTCAACAAAAACTGGAACATTGTCGCTTGACCTAACAGCTGTAATTCTTTGACGTTTTGACAAATACTCAAATGTTTTCATTTTTAATTGTAAGGTTTCAACAAAACCATCAGAGCCTAGACCAAACTGCTCTCCGTCACCCTTTACAGATGCCCCTCTTTGTGATATAGGTTCAATTTTACATCTAATAGTTTTGGCGTATTTCCAGTCTCTTTGCATTGCTCCACTTGGTAATTGCATGTTAGACTGATCATATACTTGAGCGGTCATATTGAAAAGACTTCCAATAAAAGAATTGTCAAGCATTTTATATCACTATAATTCCGAGATTTCTATAATTATCCAAAACTTGATCTACGGTAACATTTCCAGTTCCAGTAAATGCAGCATTGTTCAAACCGAAAGTAATTTCAGCTAGGTCAACACGGTTTAAGTATTTGTTTCTCCATTCGGAGTCACGGGATAAATAATCTCCTGCCAATAGAATTGCACAAGTCTTAATATCTTGTGGAACATAGTTGTACCCTATATTTCCAGTAAATACATATCTAGCATTTTGTCTGAATCTTCCGTAATATAAAATAGTAGGGTCAACTTGATTGTCGTACCTTACATCTCCAAAACCCGTAATGATTCTTACTGCTTTTCCAGTTGGACTTAATTCTACATCAAAACCAAAATTATTAAATGTTGGACTTGCAGTGTAATCAATTAATAATTGACCATTTTCGTAAACCTTATCTACATTTAGCATTTTTTCTGTTAATTCAATTGCATCGCTACCAGAACCAAATTGTTCTTGCGAGTCATATCTTCTTCCAAAATTTTGATTGGTGTAACTATTAATTTGCATTCTTGCAATTTTTTCAGCATTAGCAATTTGTGATGCGGGAGTGTAGTTAATTTCAGAAGGCTTTTGACCAATATTGTAATACTGAACAATATCACTTACAAGTGCATAGGGTGTTACAATTTCCACAAATATAGATTGTGATGTGCTTCTTCCCCCAATAGAGTATGCCCATACCATTTTAATTACCCGATTTGTGGATGTAATTGTTGGTGTAAGGGTATAAGAATATACCCCTAATGGTTGTAGGCTAACGGCAGAAGAACTAGTTACTAAAACTGTGCCTGTATCGGCATCCGTAATTGTAACTAGAACTGCGCCATCTGCATCGGTTAGTTCTCCGTCACTGTATATAGAAAGCTCTATATCTTCTTGCACTCCGTTATGAACTTGTTGCAATTAAATTTCCTCCAATTATATTAGCGGTAGAATTCCTGGACTTCTCTAGGTGTCGCTAATACAAATCCTTGAACTCCGTCAAAGATTCTTTGTGCGTGATCCTCTGGCATTGGTACAAAAGGATGCTCTTTACTAAATACATAGTTTCCAACTTGGTAAGACATATTTGCCCTTACCATCTTGACTAGAGCGATTCCTGGAGCACTTGGGTCAATTGCCTGTGGTCTTGGATCTGGACCTGGTTCTACCTCTACTTTTTCTGTTTCTGAAAATTGTCGGTAAGTGTCGAAGTTAACCCCTTCTTCTTCAAGAAGCATGATTAGTTCTTGCTTTGTAATTTTTACTGGTACTTCAACAGCAAAAGCATCTGCAATATCTCGCAACTCTTTTACTTTTAGTGTATCGAATGACATGTCTGTCCTTTCTGTATAAATATATTATACCAAATAGTATGCAAAAAGAATAAAGGGAGCCAATATATGCTCCCTTTACCCAATTTGTAGCTTGGATTAGTATGTACCCAAACCGTTTGTTCCTGGTTGAATGTTTGTCTGGGTTCCTCGGACGTAGAATGGATCTGTCGTCTGAGCACCATTAGCAGTTGAACCAAATGAACCAGATGGTGTAGCTGTACCTGAAACACGGATGTTCTTCACGATAACGTGGGCATCGTAGTTTTCGATAGCAGTACCAACACGAATGAATAGTGTGTATTCAATTGTGTCTTTCTTTGGCTGGAATAGTCGGTATACAACAACATCACGCTTAATACCTACAATGAAGTTCTGTGGGAACGTCAAGTGTAGTTCACCATGGAGACCAGATGTTCCGTTAGGACCAGTTCCAAGTGAAGTATCGTATGCACGAGTCTCATCCATCAACGGTACGTTGATGACTGGGATTCCGAAAGCAAATGGCGTTGTAGTGCCTGGACCACCATCATTAGCAGCAACATCCCCACGAAGAATTCCCGAAGAAATATCGAATGGAAGGAAGTTGTTGGTTGTGTTAGTCAAGTTGTACAGGTAATCCTGAACCAAGTTAGATCCTGCAAAGAATCTAAGCTGATTACGGCGTTGCTTGTACTTACGAGGCAACTGCTTAATAGCAGCGTTGAATACACCCTTATCAAGACCATAACCCTGTGCATCAACAACGTGTGCGTTGTCAAGTGCAAGAGTACGGAAGCCCTTGAATGCTGACAATAGACCTGAACCTGCGCCAGTACCGTTGATTAATACATCTTCAACGTCATTACCAGCCTGTGTAGCCATAAGACGAGCGATGTGATCTTCAAGGTCTGGACCTTCAATGTTGTCCTCAAGTGCTTCTGCTGAAAGCTCCCAATCAAGACGCAACTTGCGTGTTGTTAGAGATACCTTAGAGAATACTGCGTTCTGAGATGTAATCTGACCAGTCTGACCAGTGTTGTAACCAGTGTAATCTGTTGGAAGATCTTCCTGTGCAACGGTCATAATTCTCTGACCAACTGCAACACGATCAATTTCAGTTGTGTTTGAGCGCATACGGATTGTACGAGCTGACTTAGCTAAAATGGTAGCATCCCACATGTAGTCTAGGAAACGATTTGCCTGATCTGGGTAAAGTAGACCTGCACCACCCTTAGCTGTAGGACCGTCATCACCTGTTGAGGTTAATGGAGCGTTTGTTCCAAGGTTGGAAGTATCAATTACCTTTTGTAAAAGTTCGTTACTCATATTTTTTTTCACCTACCTTTCAAGTAGTGGATTTTGTTTTTTTGTCTTGCGTTTTGGGAGACCCTTACAGAGTCTCGGAAGCGAGGAAGCTACCTTGCCAAAAATCATTGTTATTCTTTGTTGTTGGCTCTCCTGCGAACACATCTCCAGACTTCTTAATAGCGGTGTCTGATTCAACACGCTCTACGATGCTATTTGTTTCTGTGAGTGATTTCTTTAGAGTTTCAACAACCTCCTTAAGTTCATCAACTGATTTCTTAAGTTCGTCATTTTCTGCCTTGACTGCATCAAAATTCTTTAATAGATCTGATTCTTTTGCGTCTAGGGCTTTGCGAATTTCTTCAGCCTCTTTTGAGGTTTCGGACAAATTCTTTTCAAGCTTTGTTCCAACAAAGTCTTTAAGGTCAGTAACCATTTTGGTAAAGTCTAATTCATCGACTTCTACCTCAGAAATTTCAGCAGCTTTTTCAACTACTGTATCGTCACTATCTTCTTCAACTTCATTGATTTCTTCAGCTTCGCTTACTAGTTCTTCTTCTAGGTTTTCGTTTTCCACGATATTACCTCCTTTGCTGATTTTATCTTTTTTCTTCTTTTTCTTTCCCTTTGTCGTGCCAATATTATTACCAGCCTGATCGGGAAAAAGATTAATTGTGTCCTGTGAGTCAATAGGATTTAGTGGGGTAGATGATGAATCGATAGAATTATTTGGACCATGTGCTGGACCTGGGGCATCATCTTTTTGGAAATATGAGTCTACTACTTTCTTGATCGAAATATTCTTTTCAATATCAGACTTTTCAACCCATCCAATATTTTCCATTGATTCCCCGCAAACGCTGCATCCTTTTGTATTGCCCGAATGTGATGTAGCAATCTGATCCGTTCCGCACCAGAAGACGTTTTCTGCTTCAATTTCTGTAGCCATCCCCTTAAAAATTAATTCGTCTCCACTCTTTTGAATTGAAAAAATATTCGCAAGTGGGTTTGCAGGATTGTCTACAAGGCTTAACTCCTGCAAGTCATAAGCCCTAATTACTCGGTGTTCTTCATCTTCATCGGATTCTCCTGGCTCCATGCCAGCTTCGATAATGTTTCCACCAATTGAAAAACCAGTAAGAGTGCCATCAAGGACCTTTTCCCAAGTATCCTCT